GGGTCTACTGTTAGACTAGGGTCTGTAAATCAGATTGATTCTGTTGTAGGGAGGAGCTATGACTTTGTTCTCTTTGATGAGGCCGCATTGGCAGATGGAGAGACAGCGTTTAATGTTGCTATCCGGCCAACACTCGATAAGCCGGGATCTAAAGCTCTCTTTATTAGTACTCCTCGTGGAAGGAATAATTGGTTTAGTCGCTTTTTTAATCGTGGGTTCACCGATGATTTTGAGGAGTGGGTAAGCATAAAAGCAACTTGGCATGATAACCCAAGAGCTTCAGAAACTGATATTGCGGAAGCACGACGTTCTATGTCAACCGCAGAATTTGCTCAGGAATATGAAGCAGACTTTAATGTGTTTGAAGGACAGATTTGGACACTTAACTTTGATAAGTGCGTGCAAGACTTATCAGAAATGGATTTTACAGGCTGCGATATTATCTCGGGGCTTGACGTAGGTTTTAAAGACCCCACAGCATTTTGTTGTATCGCATATGACGGACACAAATATTATTTAATGGAAGAGTATTATGCGGCAGAACGCACGACAGAGGAACATGCTGGCTTCCTTGGTGAAATTATTGAAAGAAGAGAGGTCGACTATTGTTTTATCGATGCAGCCGCCGCACAGACAAGATTCGATCTTGCACAGCAGTATGATATTTCTACTATCAACGCCAAGAAATCGGTGGTTGACGGGATTGGTCATGTGGCAAGTCTTATTGATAACGATCGTCTTATCGTAGACTCGAGCTGCACCGAAACATTGCGCTCACTAGATATGTATAGATGGGACCCGAATCCCAACTTGATTCGAGAGAAGCCCGTTCACGATTCATCTTCTCACATGGCAGACGCGTTGAGATACGCACTTTACAGTTTTGAAGAGAACGCTCCAACATTCTAAACACCGAGTAAAAATAATTCTTGACTTTCAACTGACCTATAGCTATAATGATTAAAATTAGATGGTAGAATTAAAAAGAGACCCAGTAAAATACATCCGAGATAGGGCAAAATCGAAGTACGAGAAGGGTTCTGAATGTCGGATATGCGGCGTTAAGATAAAGTTAGACTTTCACCATTTCCATACTCTAGCTCCTTTACTGCGTAAATGGTTAAGTGAGAAGCAAAAGCTTCGTCCAGACCATTACACAGATGAGTATTTAATAATCTGGAGAGACGAATTTATAGATGATAACTGGGCTGAACTTTACACTGAAACAGTCACCCTATGTCACGATCATCATCTGAAACTACATTCCATTTACGGAAGAAACCCCCCGCTTCACACTGCAGAAAAGCAGAAGCGCTGGGTAGAAATACAACGAGAAAAATATGGCTTGGTATGATTTCTGGAAACAGGAAAAGTTAAATCCCGCGCAAGAAGAGATTGTAGTAAGTCTCGAAGGCTCGGGCCCTATTGCTTCTAGAGAAATCGTACATAACTATAAAGCGTACTACGAGTACCTTGAAGTTGTGAACCGCGCCGTAAATATGATTGTAGATGATGCAGCTGAAATTCCGTTGCGAGTAGGTGAACCAATTCAAGGATTGAATTCAGTAACCAAAGGTATAAGGCGTTCTCGTGTTGACTTATTGTTAAACAAAGAGCCTAACCCTTTTCAAGACGTTTCTACTTTTAAGCGAAACCTCATAATCGACTATATACTAGATGGAAATATCTTTATATACTTTGACGGAGTTTCTCTGTATCATCTCCCCGCTAATTACATGGACATTGAGCCAGATAAAAGAACCTACGTACAAGGCTATACTTTTCAGACAAGTATAGACTATACTCCTGATGAAATCATTCATGTTAAAGAAAATAGTTTTCATAGCATCTATCGTGGTACTAGTCGTTTAAGGGCAGCTCAACGAAGCATGTCTCAGCTTACACGTATGCGTGAATTTCAGGACAATTTCTTTAAGAATGGTGCTGTACCAGGTTTGGTAATTAAGTCACCCTCTGTCATTAGTGAGAAAAATAAAGAGAGAATGATTCAATCTTGGGTCACGCGGTATAGACCGGATGGTGGCGGTAGACGCCCATTGGTGCTGGACGGCGGAATGGAGTTAGACTCAATTTCAAATATTAATTTTCGTGAGCTAGACTTCGAATCGTCTATTGACTCCGCAAACAAAGAAGTATTAAAAGTACTTGGCGTACCGCCAATTATGTTAGACTCTGGTAATAATGCCAATATTCGTCCTAACCACAGAATGTATTATTTAGAAACTATTCTGCCTATCATAGAGAAGGTAAACAAAGCTTTAGAAAGATTCTTTGGTTACACCATAACCCCGGATATTAGCAACATTCCTGCACTTCAGCCAGAGCTAAGAGACTCAGCAGCCTATTATTCTACACTAGTAAATGCAGGGATTATTACACCCAACGAAGCAAGAGAAGCTTTAAACTACGATGAGGTTTTTGGCGCTGGAGAAATACGTGTTCCTGCCAACATTGCAGGCTCAGCTTCAAATCCCGCAGAAGGCGGAAGGCCACAAGAGCAAGAGGAAACTTAAATGACAAAATCCGAAGTTTTAAAGGTTATGATTGATTTCTTTCATGAGCAGGGACGTGTGCCCTCTAGAAGTGAATATTATAAGCTAGGACCAGACGTATGGCCTATCAATCCAAGACTTTTAACAAGATATTTTAGAGGTAGGGGTTATAACTCTATCGTTAAAACTGCTGCACAGATGTATCCTGCAGATTGGAACTCAATTGGTAGTAAGCCTGTTGAAGAACCTAAACCAATGAAAAAGCCCGTTCTTGAGCCGGCTTCAGAAGATGACCTTTCTCCTCTGGAGAAATTAAAATCTATAAAAGGAGAATCAATTGAATAAAATTTTTCATATTGGCTCCACTTTTAAAGCCTATGAAGATGGGGATGATCTCCATATCACAGGTATGGCCAGTACTAATAGTACTGACCGAGTTGGAGATATTATTGAATCTGAAGCCTGGACAAAGGGTGGACTTCAAAACTATTTAAACAATCCAGTTATTCTTTTTAATCACGACTACAACCAGCCGATTGGCCGAGCAATTTCGCTTGGTACTAACGACAATGGTCTGCAGCTAAAAGCAAAAATTGCTAAATCTGCTGGACATGTAGGAGAGTTAATTAAAGAAGGCGTCCTTGGAGCTTTTTCAGTCGGGTTTCGAGTCAAGGATGCGGAGTATATGACCGAAACCGATGGATATAAGATTAAGGACGCAGAGTTATTGGAGGTTTCCGTAGTTACGGTTCCTGCTAACCAAGCTGCTACCTTTTCTCTTGCTAAGTCTTTTAACTCTGATTCAGAATATGAAGACTTCAAGAAATCTTTCAAAACAGTAGATTCCTTAACAGAATCTAATAACCTTCAGGAAACTGAAAAACATCTAGATTCCGTTAACGAATCAATGCCTACCGACTCTGATAAAGTCGAAGCACAGGAGAAAACTATGAGTGATATCGATATTGATGCGATTGTGGCTGCTGCTGTCGAAAAGACCGCAACTGCAATGGCAATGAAAGAAGCTGAACGCAAGTCAGAAGAGAAAACGCGATTGGAAGCAGAACAAAAAGCTGCTGCCGAAGCCGAAGCTCAGAAGTCTGCACAAGAAGCTCAAATTGCAACCGCTGTATCTAGTGGTGCAGAACGTTTAATGGCTGACGTCGAAGCAAAAATGAGTGCTAAAGACGCTGACCATGCAGAAATTATTGGTTCATTGCAAAATGAACTGAAAGAAAAAGCCGCTGAAATTGAAAAAATTCAGCAGAGCAAGCGAGTCTTCTCAGACCGCGCTAGCCAAAAGTCTGAATTGTCAGAAGAAGATATGGTAAATGCACACGTTTTGGGTGTAGTTACTAATAAAGGTATGGACACTCGTTTTGGTCGTTCTATCATGGAAAAAGTTAATGCCAGCTCTGGTGTAACTGTTCCTACTTCTACTACTGCGGACTTTGAGTCAACAGTATCTACCGCTATTCAGCGCGATATTGAGCTTGAACTCGTTCTTGACCCTCTTTTCCGTAAGATTCAGATGAATGCTGCTTCTATGGTTATCCCAACTATGCCTGATGCAGGTTATGCAGAGTGGCTTGGTAGCAATGCTGCCGGCACCGGCGCAGGTTCTGCCTTCAAGGGTAACTTAGGCGATCGTGATGAAGCTTCTCCCGGCGCTAACGCTGGTATTGGCTTAGGTAGCAAAGTCTTGACTGTAGAAAAGTTGGTTTCTAAGTCTTTCATGGCTAATGAAACTGAAGAAGATGCAATTATGCCTATTCTTCCTTTGATTCGTGAAGCTATGGTACGTGCTCATGCACGCGCTATTGAGCATTCAATTCTTCAAGCTGGTCATACTGCTGAAGTAGTAAACGCTGGGGGCCAAACTGGTCTTATTCAGCAGGCTATTGCTGCTAGCAAGAAGCTTGATACTGGTGCTTCTGCTGGTGCAGCTAGTGTTACTGCTACTACTGCTGCTTTGTTGAATATGCGTCAAGCAATGGGTAAATATGGTCGTCGTCCTTCAGACGTAGTTTATGTTGTATCTTTAGATGCATACTACGATTTGCTTGATGATGCTGAATTCCAAGATGTAAACTTGGTTGGTGGCGATCGCGCTACTAAGATTTCAGGCGAAATTGGTCAGGCTTATGGCTCACCCATTATCGTTTGTGACGAGTTTACTGCCGGTAAAACTGCTAACAAGGTTTGGGGTGTTGCTGTCAATACTCGTAACTTCCTTGTACCAGTATTACGTGGTGTAACTGTTGAATCAGACTACGATGTTGAAAATCAGCGTCGAGTACTGGTTGCTACTCAGCGTCGTGGCTTTGATGTCATGTTTGCTGATGCAGGACAAGTTGTTTGTCACGCTTGGTAAGATGTTTAGGATGGGAAGCCTTCGGGCTTCCCAAGCCTTTTTAGGAAAGAAATGGCTGATTTAATTACATTAGACGATTATAAACTACTGGAAGGGATAAACTCTACACAGTTTGACGAAAAGTTCGAGACGCTAATTACGAGTGTAAGTAAGCTTGTCCGAACCTATTGCAACAGTGAGTTTGACACCTATGCTAGTAGCCCCGGATATACTGAATTTTTTGATATTCAGTGGGATACGTATACTGTCCAACTAAAGTACAGTCCAGTGATTAGTATTACTAATGTATATGAAAGAGTAGGGCAATCCACTGCTTATACAGAATTATTTACTAATGGTGGAGGAACTCCACCAGAATATTCGTGGTATTTAGATCAAGTTTCTGACTCTATTTTTAGAACGCAAGAAAGCGGTGCATATAAAAACTGGCCTCGTGGTGTAGGGTCGGTCAAAGTAACATATTTAGCGGGGTATACAACTCTACCCACAGATTTACAACTGGCAGTAGCTGATATTATCACTTACTACCATTTAAACGAACACAAAGACAGACAGAGCATTGGCTCAGCAACTCGTGAAGGTTCCGGTTCATCCTCTATACGATACGACCCAGGATTTCCAGACCATATTCGTAGAGTTTTAGACATGTATAGGATACAATGAGTAAGGCTATTGTAGATGGTATTATTCGAAGTTCTTTAAATAGAAATGCGCCGCGCTTTGACACACTAGCTAGAAAATACTCTGCTGCAAACAACCCTCACCATTTTCGTCTTACTGAGGAAGATTTTAGAAACACCATAGTTAAAAATTTTGCAGCTATTATGTCAAAAATAGTAAACGGAGACCCTTTAGAGAACCCTAAAGTCAGAAGCTTTTTAGAAAAAGTAGCTAAAAGAGTATTTCAGCAGTACGCTAAAAAGTATGCCTTAGGTAAAGGAGAAAGTATAAATGTTTATCCCACGTATATACTGCTTTATCAACCCAGCTTACGGGAGAACAAATTAAAGGCTCCTATATTTGATATTGCTTTACCTCTAATAAGAAGAGGTTTTAAAAATGTTTTAAAAGGAAACGCTGACTCTGCTTTTGGTTCGAGGAGTTCTCAGTTTACGAGACGAACCCAGTTTCTACATATAGGAAAAGAAACTTCCGGTGTGGAAGGACTGAGACTATTAGGCAATACTGTTACAGGAAGACAAGTCAATGAGGATGGACAAGGCCCTAGAAAATTTAGAAGTTCTGAAGTAAGTAATAAAACAATAGAATCAAATATTGAAAGAAGTTTAAAAGCTTCTGGAGTCTCTATAAACGTTAGTACTTCAGAAGCAAGAGAAGCAGGAACAAATGTTATTATAGATATGCTTCGTAGACTAGATATTAATTGGGAAAGCGGAGAAAAGCAAAAGTCAAATGATTATAGAAAAAAGATAGATGTATTTGGAACAGTAGGACCCTCAGTAGATAATAGGCCCGGATCGGAATCTTATGACTGGATTAATCTTCGTGCTCAGATGGAAGAAGAAGTTGCTAAAGCTTTATTTGACGATGTAGAAGACTTTGCCAATAAAGCTGCAAGTATGTCTCCTGTAGAGAAACTTAAAAGAATTGCG